TGGCAACGGCGACACCACGCGCACGACGCGGCCCGCGCTCTCGATGCGGGCGAGCAACCGAGAGAACGCGCCACGGCCGGGACACTTCGCACTGATCAACGAAATTTGAATTTCGTCACCGCGCACTGCGAGGAACGACTCTGCCTTCCAGTCGCGGCTGTTGAAGCCGATCCGCGCACCGGCCGGCGTGCCGGGCTCGATGATCGTCCAGCCATCGGCGCGGCAGCGATCACGCTCGGCGCGCGGGAAGTCGCGCGGCCAGCTGGCGAGCGCGCCGACGATCTCGCGATGGCCAGGCGGCAGCTTCATCGCGGGTACGCTGCCGCGCTCGTTATCGCTCGAGCGTGTCGGCGGCGCGCCGCAACATCGCCGCCAGCTCCTCCGTGTCCACGATGTTGGCGAACACGCCGGGCGGACCGTCATCGCCTTCGCGCGCGACGATCGCGAAGGACCACGACTCGTCGGGATTGCCGTTCAGCATCAGGGCGACGGCGCGCGTCACGAGCGTGATCTTCTCGGCCCGGTTCAAGGCGAACTCCTTCGTGTAGGTCTGATAGTCGTCGGCCATTTCAATATCTCCCTCGGGTCAGGTCACCATCGAGCGGGCGCACGCCGAAGCACAGCGTCTCATGCTTGCAGGCCGTGGCCGTGTCGCCGCGATGGAAGCGCGCCCACACCATGCCGAGGCGCCAGCTCGACAACGTGCCGGCCTCAGTGACGGGGAACGGGCGGCGCTGGGTCCACTCGCCCTCGCGATAGATCACGGTGCGACCCAGGTCGGCATCGGTCAGCTCGCGGTAGACCAGCGGCTCGGTTTCCCATGCGCCGACCCAGCCATGGCGCCGGTCGTGGACATTGTGAACGACGTTCACCGGCATTCCTAAACCCAGACTTCGGTGATGACCGGGTCGTCGCCCTGCATCCGGCCGATGTTGACGAGCCCAGGCGGCAACGCCTCGCGCGCTTGCGCCAGCGTGTCGAACACCAGCGCGACAACATCGCACCCGGTCCCGACCGCGCTCGCGTACTGACGGCGCAGCACGAACTTGCCCGGCTGGTCGGACGGATTGTCGTAGATGACCCACAGCGTCAGGCGCTCGCCGTCGTCCATGGCGCTCACTCCTCCCCGAACACCGCGCGCAGCGCGAACCCGGCGCGCGCAAGCTCGGCGGCTTTCTCGTGGCGGCCGACCTCGGGCCGTGTCTCGCCGTGCTCCTCGTGCCACTGCCGATCGGCCGACATGGACGGCGGGAACAGCACGAAGCCGTCGCTGCTGCTGAAGCGGATCACGGCGGCCGTGCGCTCGCGCTCGCCGCGCCGCTCGAGATAGGCGCGCAGCACCGGGTCGCGGTGCGCCTCGCGGTGGTTCGGATCAATCCAGACCTGCACGACCGGGATGCTCTGCTCGGTGCCGGTCGCGTGGTCGATCGCGGTGACGAAGTCCGGCATCAGGTCGATCACGTAGTGCGCGCGGTCCGGGCGCGGCATGTCGGCCGTGTCGTCGTTCACGAGCCAGCGGCAATTCCAGATCGCGCAGGGCAGGGGCCTGCGATCGTAGGCGCGACAGCCCTTGCGGCACTGATGAGGGCAGCGCTCGCCGGCAGGCTTCACGCCGTCCATGACCAGCCGGCCGTCTTGCAGCCGCTCACCGGCCGGGATGGGCAGGAGCTTGCAACAAAGCTGGCAATCGCCGCAGCGGCGATGCGTCGTCATGGCCGCCACCACCGCAGCACGAGAAGGCAGACGTGCAGCTGGTCAATCGCGACGCCCCAGCCGTGCGCGGCTTCCTTCGTGATCGCGCTTTGCTGGTTCAAGAGTTTGGTGGTCTTCCGCCAACCGTGCAGGGTGGTGACCAGCAGGCCGAGAGTGAAACACCACCCCACGAGATAGAACCAATTGAGCCAGCCGACGTCGCAAGTCTGAGTTTCCATAGGTCCGCCTTTGTTGCCAGCAGCCTGAGGGCGAGAGGTGCGAGCATCAAGGGGCGGGGCCGTTCAACCGGCAGTGGTGAGGGGGAACCCGTTTGGCCGAGGGAAGGGCCGGGTAGGGGCGCCGTAGGACGCCGGGGGCCGGGAGGCAGGTATGGAGGGGGGCAATCCGGGGGAGGCCCTGTAGGCGGCCTCTGGGGGCCGTGGCCGGGGGGCCGTAGGAAGGCCGTAGGACGCTGCCCGGTTGGCGATGGGTATGGAGGGGGGCCGGAAGGGGGAGGGCCTGTAGGCCTGCCGTGGGCCGCCTAGGGGGCCTGTCCGAGGGGGAAAGGGGAAACGTCCGGGGAACGACGATTAGAACAGGTGAGTGCAATAGGCGTTAGATGGATACACGCACTTTTCCCAAGCCCTTGAAAACATTGAAATCGGGGATTTCTCGTAGGAATTACGGCGGCCCGAAATAACGCAGGTTTTTCAGGCTTCTTTGGAGGTTTTGCACTCACCTGCTGGGAGGTGCGTGCAAGGTGCGTGCGTCGCCGAGATTTGAGCTCATGGCAGACGGCCGCGCTTCCGGTGCAGCCGACCGATCACGCGCTGGGCGGCCTTGTCCGGCCGCCTGATCGCGCGCCTGCCGTGCGCTGCGGCCTCGGTGCCCGACGCGAACAGCCGCACCGGGCTCTCGTAGTCCCACACCATCGGGTCGAGCCGGGCAGAGGCCAGCCGGCAGGCGAGGAGGTTTCGCGCGTCGTGCGTGCCAACCCAGCCGGCGCACAGTCGACCATCCTGTTGATGGCAATGTAACAACCCGAGCGCGCCGGCCCCGAGCTGATCGATTATCTCGCCGTCGTAGCCCGGCAGCTTGTCGTATTCATGAGCGGCCCACACGCCGGACGGCACGTCCTGTCGGTACGGGCATGACCGGCAGGGCGCCTTCGCGCATTTCAAAAGCGCTTCGGCCTCACGCATGTCAGCCGTTCCGGCTGCGACGCGAGAGGATGCTGACGGCGGCGCCGGTCAGCTTCGCGTCATTGACCCTGCGCGTATAGCCGTCGACTTCCTGCAGGCTCGTCCAGCCGCCGAACGAACGGATTTGATGGGCGGTACCGCCGTTATCGGCGATCTCGGTAGCCGACGCCTTGCGGATGCCGTGCGCGGTGCACTCGGGAATGCCGGCGTTGATGCACCACCGGATGAAAGATTCGCTCAGCGACTTGTGCGGGAATGGATTGCCCTTCGCGTTGACCAAAAAACTACGGTGGCCACAGAGCGGCGTCGCGTCGATGACCGCGAGCAATTCTGGCGCGAGCACGATAGCCCGGTCTTTTGGCTGGGGGCGGCGCTTGCCGATCGCCTTGCTGTGTCCGCCCTTGTACTCGACGAGTTTTAGGACCTTCACCGGCTGGCCGTCGTCCCCCACGCCGGTTGTCACATGCTGCGGACCGACGCGCGCGGCGTCCGATACGCGGAGGCCCGTATAGGCGATCAGCGTATAGGCAAGGCGCGCCATGGTGCCGACAGGGTAAGCCCTTTCAAATGCCTGTCCCTCTTCGATGCTCCATGTGTGATGGCCGCCCTCTGTTCTCGGCGGCACCATTTCGATTTTGAAAACCGGATTGGACGTCGCCAGCCCTTCGACGATCGCCCAATTGAACAGGACGCGCAGCGCCTTCACATGAGCGTTCTGGGCGGTGGGCCTGTCGCTGATCGTATCGCGGATCATGGTGACATTGGCCCGCCCCATCTTTGCGTAAGCGAGATCGCCGCGCGGCAGCTTGGTTTCGGGGTGGATGCTTTGACAGATCGCGTCGAGGCGCGACCGACGCTGCTTCGCCGTGGTTTTGTCCAAGCTACGGAACTCGAGGCTGCCGTAGTAGCGGACGGTGAGCCAACGCAGCGTGTCCGCCTTGATGACGGCCGGCGCGCTCTTTGCGGCGATGGTGGCCGGTGCCGGCGTGCCGTTCTTCGCCGCGAGATATTCGCGGAGGAAGTCATCGGTCCCAGGTTCGGACCGCAGCCGCACGCGTGGCAAGCTGCGGTTCGGCCAGTAGTGATAGATCGTTTTTCCGTGGCGGGTTTTTGTCTCGTGAACGTATTTCGGCAGCGTCGTCGTTTTCATAGGTCGAACTCCGGTTGTTGTTACCTGAATGGTAAACTTTTCGGTTGCCCTGTCAAATGCCGGAAATCCTTAGCTTTTTCCCCACCCGCCATCAGAGGGTGCGGCCGCAGGCTCGTCCGAGGGAAGGGACTCGAAGAAAATGTCGAGCTGGCTCACGTCCCAGATGGCAACGCCGCCGCGTCGCTTGGGCTCGGGCATGGCGCCGTCAGCGACCCATTTGTCGAACGTGGCCACGCTCACGCCGACATAGATGGCGGCCTCGTTGCGACGCAGGCCACGGCGCGGCTGGGTCCGGCTGCGAATGTCGCGAGCTGTGTCCATGTCAGTCCCCTCTGAAACGTTGATAGGCGCGCTTGATTTCGGCCCGATGCTTTTTGCGCTTGGCGAGGCGGCGGACGATGCGGCCTTCGTCGTTGATGGCGATGGCCGCCATGATTTCGTTGATCACGCAGCCGCGCACGCTGACCAGCATGTTGCGCGAGGTCGCCGTCACGGCGGCCGGGTACATGGTCTCGATGTGATGGGCGACGGCCTTGGCGATATCGAGCGCGACGGCGCGGATGGTGGCGTCGCTCCACGACGCGACGGCGGGAAGCTGTGCGCGGTCTATGAAGTTCAGGCAGTCGCAGCCCTCGACGGTGCACGACAGCGCGTCTTCGATTTCGCCGTCTTCGCTGTGCTCGTCGAATGTGTGGCCGCAGATGCAGCGCTCCTCGCGATCTTCGCTCATGCGATCCCCGCCGCGCGTTCGATGGCCTGTTTCACGATTCGCTCAAAGCAGCGGCGCACGACATACGCGACATTCAGATGGTACGGACGGCGGCCGTGCCTCGACGTGATGCCGCGCGCGTGCAGCCGCTTCAATCGGCTGTAGCGCCTGCGCATGGTGGCGCTGGCCAGCCGCCAGTGCTTGCCACAAATCACCTGCGAGCCCTCGGGCCACGGCGTTCCCGCCTTGTCCTGGCGGAACGTGCGCCGGCAGAACGGCACGCAGCAGGCCAGACGCTCGGCCATGGCGGTCATCCCTCCGACAGGTCGGGATACCTGCCGGCGATCATCTTGCCGAGCGTCACCACGAGGGCCGCGGTCGTCTCGGCCAGGACGTGGCGGCCGTCCGGCAGGTCGATGCGCAGCATCACGCTCGGCTTGCCGCTCGCCATGCCGCCTTCGATGATCGCGACGTTGATCGGCGGCGAGCCGTTGCCCAGGTGCACGATCTGCTCACGCTTCAGCTCGGGCCACAGCACGGAGTCGGTCTTGCCGACGAAGTGGATCGTCATGGGCACCATCGCGGCTACTCCTTCCGCTCGTGATCGGGCGCGGGCACGGGCGCGTTCGGCCATTCGAGCCTCGCGCCTGTCGTGTCTTGCACCATGTGCGTCACCACGTTTTGCATCAGCGACATGAAGCCGTTTTTCAGGCCGGGCGATTCCTCGGCCGAGCGCATTCGCATACGGCCGATCTCGATCGCGCGGTCCATCGTGTCGGCCAGCGCGTAGTAGGCGACCCACCACGGCTCCTCGCGACGGAGCGCGAGGCGGCCGAACATTGCGGGCGTGGGCTTGTCGTTCATGGCCTTCTCTCCAATTCGGTGGCGATGACTTCCAGTCTCGCCGCATCGCGGAGTTGGCGATTGAAACTCGCGTCGCTCGCGTGCTGGCCGACGCCGCGCAAGCTGGGCGCGGTGCTGCGCATTCGGTCGGCGATCTCGCGCAGCAAGGTCGGCGCGGTGCTGTTCATGTGCCACCACGCCCTGACCTCTTCGGTTTGCCGCTTCGTCAGCGGGCCGTCGAATGAGATCGCCATGCTGGGCGTGGTCTTGACCACGGTCATGTGTCGCTCGCCGGGGGCGGTTCCGGCTTCTTCTCGGCCTCGCCCTCGGCTGCCGCTGCGGCCTTCGCTTCCTCGGCGGCTTCAGTGATGAGCTCGGCCAGCCGCTCGATCTTGGCGGCCTCGATCTTCTGCTTCGCCTGGGCGGTGAAGCGCGCGACGCGATCGGCGTTCTGGTCGACGATCGCCTGCACGTCCTCGGCCGAGTGCGCGAAGGAGAAAATCGTCACGATCTTGTCGACGATATCGGACTGGCCGACGCCCTCGGGCCGGCGGCTCGCCCGGCACGTCGGTCGTCTTGCGCTCGGGCTCGGCCACGATCTCGGCCCACATCTCGCGCGCCGTCGACATGCCGTCGCTCACCGCCTTGATCTGGCCGATCACGCGCGCCACGTCGGCGGCGACCCAATCGGCGGCGACCCGGCCCTGCGTGTGCTCGACCCTCTTCAGCTCGACGCCCATTTCTTCGAGGCGCGCGAGCACCTTGGTCCGAAACTGCACGAGGTTTTTGCCGACCTTCTCGACCAGATTGTTCTTCGCCTCCAAATGGGCGAACCGCGTGAAGTCGCGCAGCGCGTGGCACACCACGTTGCGCTCGGCCTTGCTCACGCCCATCGAGAGTGCCATCTGCTCGGAGCGCTCGGCATCCTTGCCGCCGAACGATGCCTGTCCCTTCGATTGCTGGAACGGCCGCAGCAGGTTGAAGCCGGTCTGATAGTCGATGAAGCGCGCATAGATCAGCCACGAGGTGCCGGTGTCGATCACGCGCGCGCTGACCTCGCAGTTGCCATACGTCCGCGCGACGCTGTCGGCGCAATGGATCGAAGGACCCTCGACGGTGTCTGTCGTGCCCTTCCTGCGGTTCTTGACCGGATAGGAATAATACCAATCCTCGCCCGCGGCGGCGGCGCGAATCTTGATCGTCTGCATGATCTTGGCTTCGTCGCGCTCGATCTCGCAGCGACGCGCCGTGACGACCTCGCCGGTCACTTCCCTGATCTGCTGCACGACGTGCTGGTTGCCCTTCGCGACGGCCGGCAGGTTCTGGTCATCGTAGGGAGCGAAACCGCCGCCGCCGAGATCGGTCGGCGGCTCGATGATGGTCTGCACTGACGTTGCCATGTCTCGTTCTCCTTCACAGTTTGCGGGCGCTGTCGTTCGTCAAAGGTTCGTCGAAGTTGGTCAGCCCCCCCGCAGATGCAGGGTTTTGGGGCGCTGTGGTTGGTCAAAGGTTGGTCAAAGTTGGTCGCCACCGAATCAGGCGGCTTGCCGGGTCGAGAAGAACTCGACACCGGGCGGGGCTTTCGCCGCGTCCTTCGCCGTGCGGGCTTCGGCGTTGGCGAGCTTCAACGCCGCCTCGACGGCCGCCGCACGCACGACCGGATGCTTGGCGTAGAATTTCAGGGCTAGCACTTCGTCGACGATGCGGGCCGCCCATCGCGTGTGCAGCGCCAGGGCGCGCGGCGCGAAGTCGCCACGGGCGCGCGCCGGCTCGATCTTGCGCGCCGCCACCTTCTCGGCCGCTCTCGCGCTCTTGGCGAAGTGATCGGCCCGCAGCTGCGTTTCCAGATAGTTCGAGCCCGGCGTGAACTGCTCCTCGGCGGCTTGCTGGGTCAGCCTCAGCGCCTCGTCGCGCAGCCGCTTCGCCGCCGCATCCTGCTCGGCCTTCTCGGCCGCGAGCCGGGCCTTCTCCTTGTCGAGCCACGCCGACGACGCCGCGCGCAGCGGCTTGAGCGCCATATCGATCAAGGTCAGCGGGTCGGCGTAGCGCGCATGGATCGCCGCGACCTCGCGCTTGAGCGGCTCCTCGAGCTTGTCGCGCTCGGCCTTCAGCGCCACGCCCATGTCGCGCAGCTGCGTGAAAAAGTCGGTGGCCTTCTTCGACATGGCCTCGTCGAGGATCACTGGCCGCTCGATGATCCAGCGGTTCGCGGTCTCGATCAGGGCCGTCGTGCTCTGCAGGAGCGACGGCTTCTCGCCGCTGTTATGGCCCGCACCGGGGCCGCCGAGGTCGATATCGTCCATGGTCAGCGTCCTTTTCACCAAATCGGTTTCATGGTCGTGAGGTCGATTGTTTCCCGTGGAACAGCCGACGGATGAGTCGGCGCGTGCTCAACCGCCCAGGTCTTTCGCGCGCGCAGGTGCTCGTACTCGGCCTCGCTGATCTGCCAGCGCGCGCAGTGTGGCCAGACGCGCAGCGGGTCGAGCGGCACGCGGCACCACGGCTCGCCGTCCGCGTCGTACTCGAGGCGGTCTGTCCGACCGTCGATCTCGACACACCAGCGCGGGCTGCGGTCGAGGGCTTCGCCGTCAACGATCGGCGCGCCGAACCAGATGAAGACCGGAACGAACACGCCCTTTTTGACGAGCCGTATCTGGTAGTAACCGGGCACCGGCGGCCAATCGCGGACGGGCTCGATCATCGGTCGGCCGGCATGATCTCGTTCGCGTCGGCGTGGAACTTGGCCTCGTGCTGGTCGGCCTCGTGCTGCGCCTTCTTGCCGTCGACCTTGCGCGCCTCGATCGCGTTGCGCGCCGTGATGACGACCTCGCGCAACGCCACGATCTCGCGCGCCAGCAGGTAGCGGTCCTCGGTGCTTTCGAGAAACTTCGGCTCGCCAAGCACGCGCTCGATTTCGAGCTGGGTCGGATCGTTCATCGCGCGCCTCCCGCAATGCGCTTGTGGCGCTTGGGGCGCGACACCGGGCGCACCAGCGGGCGGGGCGGATGGCCGTCGCTGTCGCGCGTCTCCTGGCAGCCGGCGCAACGGCGCGGATGGCCCGGCGCCAAGTCGTCGTCGATGTGCTCGCCGCAGCTCTCACACATGATGCCCTCACGCATCCTGTCAGCGGTCTCTCCCGGCATTGGTCGTCTCCCTTCTGGTGAAAAAAAAAGGATCACTCGCCGTCGCCCGATGGCGGCAGGCCGAGCGCTTCTTCGGGACTGATGAGGCGCAGGCGGTGCACGCGCACGCGGTTGGTCAGGTAGCGGCGGACCTTCGGCCCGGCCGCGAACAGGACCCAGGCGTCGCGGGCCTTGCCGCGCACGAACGGCTGGACGTCGACGACGATGCCGACACCGAATCGCGGATGGCGAACGTAGTCGTTGGCTTGCATGGTCAGGCTCGACAGAGCGGGGATTGCAGCCGGGCTGGCCCTTGGGGGGAGGGGAAGGGCGTCCCCCGGCTGCTGTTCTCCCTTACGTCGCGATCAGGCGCGACACACGCCGCTGCTCAACGGCCCCCCGGATTTACCAGAGGGGCAATTTACCGGCTACCGATTTTTGAACCGCAAAGGCAAAACCGGAAAAACCGCAGTGGACAACTCGCGCTGACACCATCCCTTGTGCAGCGGGGCGGCCGTGGCCGACTAGATCGAGTCGTCGTCGTCTGCGACGGCGGATGAGCAGAACGAAAGCACGGGCGCGCACCATTCAATCTCGGCGTCCTCGACCATCGGCGAGAAGGCCGAGGCGAGATTGAAGCGACCCGGCGTGTAGCCGCGCCGGATTTGCTTCAACCAGGTGCCGCCCCGAATGCGCACGATGCAAAGCGCGCCGATCTGCTGATCGGGCGCGCATTCCGACTTCGGTTCATAGAACGCGACCCATCCATCGGGCAGCGTCGGCTCGAGGAAATTGCCCGCGATGCGCAGCGCGGCCGTGATGGTTATATCCGCGCCACGCGGGCCTTTTACCGATTCGATCGACTTGCGGTTCTCTGTGATGCGGCCACCCTCGCCGATCGTGCCCACGACCCGCACGTCGGCCGGCATGACCAGGATGGTTTCGGGCGGCACGCGCAGCGCCTTGCCGAGCATCGGCAGGTCTTTGACCATGAGCGGGCGCTTCTCCAGCTCAAGCCGGGACAGCTGGACGTGGCTTATTCCGAGCTCGGCGGCGACGTCCACGAGTGTCCGGCCACGGAGATTTCGGATCGCGCGGAGACGGTTCAGAGGCTTGGTCATAGGTCATTTCACTTTATAATTGTGAGGGGAGCATACTCCTTCGCGTGGGCTTCGTCCCCAGCTTTTGTGCCGCAGTGGAAAAATCCCGGCTTGCCAGTTCTGCCCGGCAGGTAAATAAGGGCAGCCATGGCCACGGCCTCCCTCCGTAGGCCGGTGATTTCAGATGACCCCGATTGCCAAATGGATGAAGTCCAACGCGCCCGAGCCCACGCGCAAGGGCGACGACTACCAGTGGCTCGCTGAAAAGCTCGGCGTTTCCTACAACAGCGCGCGCCGCTACATCGTCGGCGAACGCCTGCCGAGCCCCGACGTGATGCGCAAGATCGCCAAGCTCACGGGCGGCGCGATCACGGCCAACGAGTTCTTCGGAATCAAGCGCGACGCCGTCAAGCGCGCGGCCTGAGCGACCGCGCCGGCCGGTCGCCGGCAGATCCATGCCAGGAGCACTGACCTATGAGCAGCGAAGCCGCTGAGGACCAAGGCCACGGACGCCGCGAGCCTGCAATGCAACTCAACCTCGACTTCGACACCGCGCGCTCGCGCAAGGACAAGATCACGGCGCTGATGCAGGAGATGGACGACATCAAGATGGCGCTCGCCGCCGAGTACAAGTCGTTCGAGGACGAGGGCGGCGACCGCGCGATGCTGAAGCTCGTGATAAAGCGCAGCAAACAGGACAAGAGCAAGACCCGCTCGCAGCTCCGCGCCGAGGCGCAGTACATGGAGTGGTTCCTGCCCGACGTCGACAAGGAGGACGACGAGGAATAGCGCGTGGCCTACCTCGGCCTCGATCTCGGCAAGTCGCTCGGCTGGGCGCTGTGGCGACGCGGCGACGTCGTCGAGTCGGGCGTCAAGCATTTCGGCGGCGAGGGCTCGACCGATGGCCTCGCCTTCTACGGCTTCCGGCTGTTCCTCGGCGACACGCGCAAGATGCTCGAACGCGCGGGCGAGCTGCTCGAAGGCATCATCTACGAGTCGGTCGACTTCATCGCGCGCGACAACGGGATCTATGCCGCCCACGTCTACGGCGCGATGTGGGGCAATCTCGAAAGCTGGTGCGAGCAACGGGCAATCCCGCGCAAGGGCATCAACGTCGCGACGATCAAAAAGCACGTCACCGGCCACGGCAGCGCGGCCAAGCCGCTCGTCACCAAGCGCATCAAGCTGCTGTTCCCGCATGTCCGCGAGCACAACGAGGCCGACGCCGTGGCGGCGCTGATCACGGCCCGCAATAAATTCGGCAAATGACGGAGGGCGCATCATGACGAGGATCTTGTGGCGGCCGGCACGACGGGACGCACCCGTCATCGACAACACCTTGACGCACACCACGACCGAGCGGCCGCCGCTCGCCATGTCGAAGGACCTCGAATGGCACCGCCAGGAGCGACGCAGCCGAAACACCTGCATCGCCATCGTGCTGTTTCTGCTGGCCTTGCTCGGCATCGTCTTCGAGCCGTGGGCGTGGTTGTGATGGTCGCCTATTCGTTCCAGCCGATGTTCGTCGACCCGATCCTGATGGGCCGAAAGGTCCACACGATCCGCGCCGACCGAAAACGGCACGCGCGCGTCGGCGAACAGCTGCAGCTCTACACGGGGATGCGAACCAAGAAGTGCCGGCTGATCGCGCGCGCGCAATGCCTGGATGTCTTGCCCTTGTCGATATCGTTCACGGCTCTCCGTGCAACGGACCGGCTGCAGATGCTCGACGGCCAGCGGATCGAAGGCGACGGCCTTGACGCGTTCGCCTATCGCGATGGCTTCGACAGCTGGCGGCACCTCAAGGAGTTCTGGTGTCTGCAACACGGCCGCACAGACCGCTTCGACGGCGTCATCATCTACTGGCGCGACATGGAGTGCATGTTGTGACCGCGAGACGCCGCGCGGCCGGCGCCCGTTCGACGCATGAGAGGGAAAGGCTGATGGCCGCACCCTATCCGCTGCTCGATCTGTTTTCCGGCATCGGCGGTTTCTCGCTCGGCCTCGAAGCAACGGGCGGTTTCGCGACGGTTGCTTTTTGCGAGGCCAACGGGCTTCCCAATCGGATGGACCGACTGCATCAGCTAGGCAACGCGGTCCACCCGGCGCTGGTCGAGGTCGTCGGCAACGCCTTTCTCATGATGATCGAAACGAGAGGGAAAGACCGATGAGCATGAAACGCACGCTGGTCGCCCTCAACGAGGCCGAATGGCAGACGGTCGAAAAATTCCGCGCGCGCTGCGGATTGAAAAGCACCGCCGCCGCGCTGCGCTGGCTGGTCTGCGATGGGCTCGAAGTTTTCGACAAGGCCCAGGGCGTCGAGCGCGCGCCCTTCAAGCTGTGCGACTGCGATCCGCGCAGAACGTGCGCCAGCGCCTTCGGACGGCCGTTCGAGGGCAGCTGTCGCCGCAATCAGGGAGTGGACCTATGAACGAAGCTCTCATCATCGTGCTGCTCGGCCACATCGAGCGGCGAGCCGTCGAGCTGGACGAGGCGCGCGCGACCGTCGCGCGGCTGCATTACCGCGTCGCCACGCTGGTAGACGCCTCGCAGGCCGCACTCTGCGACAACGTCGATCTGACGAAGCAACGGACCCAGCTGCAACTTGAACAAGAGCGCCTGCTCGCCGTCGTGAATGCCGCGCGACACTTCTTCGCCGTCTGCGCGAAGGCGCCGAGCGACGAGATGGCGGCAGAAACCATGGCCGCATCCCACGCGCTGCGCAGCGCCGTCGCGTGCATCACGCTATGAGCGCGCAATCCCAACAACTGCGCGAGGTCGCCGAGCGGCTGCGCGCCATCGCACGCGGCGAGTTCGGTGGCCTGCCGATGAAGCTGCAGGCGTCGCTTGACGCCGAGCTGGTCGACGACGCGGCGGCCTCGTTCGAAAAATTGTGGGCCGGCCTCGACGCCATGCAAAGCGAGCTGAAGGCGTCGATCGCGGAGAGCAAGGCGGCTCGCGGGTTGGCCGACCCATGAGAGCGCCGACGCAACTGCCTCCCGAGCTGGGCGACATGAGCTACCTGCGCGACATCGGCGCGCGCGTCCGCACGGTCGCCGACGCGATCGTCGAGGATTCGAGCAGCAACATGAAATGGAAGGCCCAGCTCGAGATCGACGCCGACGCGATCGACGAGACGGCGACGCGCTGCGACCAGCTGCTCGCGATGCTCTTTCTGCTCACGGCCATCGACACATCGAAGCCGCAGTGATCATGGCCAGGAACAAAATCCGCCGCGTCGATTTCTGGCCTGACGAGTTTCTGGCCGGCGTGAGCAATCTCGATTACGCCGAGGTCGGGCCTTATTGGATCGCGTGCTGCCTCATGTACTCGCGCGGCGGGCCGATCGACGATGACGACAAGTTCATCGCCAAGGCCATCGGCTGCCACTGGCGGACGTGGCGGACGATCAAGCTGCGGCTGCTCGCGCTGGGCAAGCTGCATCTCAGTGACGGCAAACTGACCAACGCGCGCGCGATGGCTGAAATGGGAAAGGCGAGCGGCCGGGTCGATGACGCGCACGCGGCCGCAGCGCAATCGGTGCGCGCAAGAGCCGAGCGGCGTGCAGCGAAGTCGACCCCGTCAGGAACGGTTCAGGATGCGGTCAGGAACGGTTCAGGATCGGTTCAGGATGGCGTCACAATCGATTCACAATCGGTTCAGGATGGACCACAACCCAACGATTACAATGAGATACCCGAAGCGCCGGCTTCATCGCGCGCTCGAGCTAACCACCAACCACCAACCACCAACCAGAAGAAAGAGATAACCAAGACCTCGTTCTGTGGTGAGGTGTCGCGCGAGGCAACCCCGTTGAACCCGCCACCGCCACGCCCCTCGAACGCGAGCGTGCTTCCGGAAGGATGGGAGCCAAAGCCCGATCTCGCGTCGTGGGCGGAGACCAAGCTCGCAGACGAAGCGCCCGGCCTGTCGGTCGGTGGGGAGGTCGAGAGGTTCAGAAATCACTATCGCGGCAAAGCCGGCCGGACGACCAGCAACGACTGGTCAGCGACGTTCAAGAATTGGATTGGCGATTCGATCAGCAGGAGCAAGACCAATGGCCAACGACCTCACCACGACTACCAGAAGCCCAGCGGCAAACTTGGCGCCGGCGCAGAGCGCTACATCCTGGCTGAGTACGCGCGCAGCGGCGGACCTGAGAGCGCCGACGAACAGCGACGGTCTGCCAAGCCCATCGTCGTGGGTTCCGCCTCTCTGGCCGATGACGCGCCAGCAACTGAGAAACGCAATCGAAAAGCTCGATGAGCTGCTGACGCCCGCGAGCCCTCGCACGATTCGCGCGGAGCTTGGTCAGCTGATGTTCGTGACGCATCCGGCCAGCTTGGAGGGCGCGCCGCTGGCCGTGAAAAAAGCGTTCATCGACCAGATGATGGCGGACTACGTGCCGCTGCTGGCTCATCTGCCGGCTGACGTGATTGCCAGCGCGGCAACGTCGTGTGCGCGTCGCTCGAAGTTCTATCCGATGCCGGCCGAGCTGTTGGAGTTCGCCGCGCCGATGATCGCCCAGCGCCACGACATGCGCCGGCGGGCGATCCAGCTGCTCGGCGATCTCGACCGCAAGCCTGCGGACGTGCCGCGCGAGACGCCGGCGCAGCGCATACGCCATCTGCGTGATCTCTACCTGACGCCAAAGTTTTTCACGCCGCACAAGGCCAACCGCTACGAGCAGGAATTGGCCGCGCTCGAGGGCCGCGAGCCCGTCGAGTTCAAGGAGCCCATTGGTGAAGCATCGCAAGAGCAGACCGCGTCACCGTAGCCGGCGCGATCCGGTGCGGATGAGCGACAACGTCGGACCAACGGCCGAGACACTGGCGCACCTGAAGCCGTGGCCGATCGAGCGGCTGCGCGCCGCTCGCATGATCACGGAAGGCGAGTTCGGCGCCGCGTGCAAGATCGTGGCGGCGTACAAATTCATCACCGCCGCCGTCGGCTTCAAGCCGCTCGATCTCGCGCGCATCGGCAAGAGCCACGGCGACCTGGGCGACAGCGGCGAGCGCGTGTTCGCGATCTACATTCGATGGGGCAACAGCGTGCAGGCAACGCTCGCGAGCGGCGGGCTGTTCGTGCGGCCTCACGTCTTCGTCGAGCTGATCGAGGACACGCGGCCGATCCGGGCCTATTGGCTGCGGCCGCTCGTCCTGGCCTGTCAGCGCTGGCAGCGGTTCAGCACCGAGTACGACGACGCACAGGCGGCCAAGCTGAAGCCCGAGCGCCACACGATCATGGTGCCCGGTGCCGAGCCGCCGTCATGACGCGCCCGAAGTTTCCCAAGGTCGTGACGGTCTACGCGCTGGAGTCGACGCGCGATCGTCGGGTCCGCTACATCGGGCAGACGGCCGGGTTTGCCAAAGATCGCCTCACCAAGCACCTGAAGCAGGCGAGAGTTGGCCGCACCGGAATTCTCAACAACTGGATGCGCGCCGAGATAGCCGAGGGTTTCGCGATCGTCATGACGGTCATTGCTGAAGCCGGCACGCGGGACGAGACGGCGCAGCGCCTGTTCGCCGCTGCCGGTTGCGACCTGCTGGTCGAGCCAAGGCCCGCTGGTCATGGTCCACGGGCTAACTTCGCTCGCGTCGTATCGGCCGAGACGAGAGAAAGACTTTCGGCGGCCGGAACGGGAAGGTTCCACACGGAGGCGACGAAGAAAAAGATAAGCAGATCAATGTTCCGCTGCCCTTCGGTCGAGACTCGTAACGTGGCGCAATCGCCAGTGATTGCCGGCGAAGGACTTGACCACGAGCTTGTGCATCATCTGCGAAAGGGATAGGACCAATTTTATTCCATGGTGCTGCGCGCCCACAGCCCATCGGGGATCATTCACGGCAGATCGCCGAGGCACTGACCTCCGCGTCGCCGGCAGGGCGGCGGATCGGGCCAACCCATCCGCCGCCCGCTACCCCAGCCCCCAGGTGATCCATGCCGATGCGGCCACCGCAGCACCGGCCGGCATGGCACAAGCCGATCGACGAGAGCGAGCGCCAGCGCAAGCGCGAGTACGACCGCAATCGGCCATCCTCGACGGATCGTGGCTACGACGTGGCATGGCGCAAGCTGCGTGCGGTGTTCATCAAGCAACACCCTGTCTGCCAGCGTGTCGGATGCAACGCGGCCTCGATTGACGCTGACCACATTCTCTCGGTTCGCGATCATCCAGAGCTACGGCTCGAATGGTCGAACCTGCGTGCGCTATGCCGCTCGCACCACAGCGAGCGCACCGCACGCGAGCAAGGCTTCGCCCGTCGCAAGTCATGACCCCCGCCCCGCTGCGAAGGGCCGCCGACGATGCTGCGTACTTGGCATCGTCGGCGGCAACTCGAGCTAGCTCGAGTGCGCCCCTCCAACGTGGTCGGAAATCTTAACGAGGCCTCGCGCCATGACCTCGCCCGATCGCGAACGCGGACACCAGCGTCGCGAGCTGAAGGATACGCTGCTGCTGTTGCTCGCGTGCCTCGCTGCAGTGTTCACCGCAGGCGCTGTCGCAGCGGGCATCATATGGTTCGCGCAATGACCCCGATGCGCCTGTTCGCCCTGATCTGGATCGCGTCCATCGTGGTCATGGTGCTGCTGCTCGCGCCAATGGTCCTTCGCTAGTTCGTCGAGGTCCGGCCAGCCCGTCATCGCTGGTCATGGTCCGCCCCCGCTCCATGACCAGCGAACGCAGAGCCCCGGAGTGGTCCGGCCGGTGCCGAGCATATGGCACCGCGCCGGCCGCTTGGTCTCGGGCCGCTTGTCAAAGCAATTCGGACATGCCGCCTGCGGTATTTCAGCCGCTTGGGGGAAGAGCTGTAGGGAGGCCGTGGGATGCCCTCCGGGAAAGCCGGGGTAGGGGTAGGGGGCAGGGTAGGGGCCGCGTTGTGGCCCGCCTCTGAGCGGGTTTGGAATGGCCTGGGATGGGGGACCGAGGGATGCCCGGATGGTGCCGAGCCGCACGAAATGGCTGCGAAACGCACGCACACTGCGACGAAACGTGCCCTCACGCACCCTGCACGGAGGGGTGGATCGTAACTCGCACTAGGGGGGCGGCTAC